CTAGCTGGCTTAGAGTTCAAGAGGGAGAACTGGAAAGCGTATTGCTTACCATCACCAACTCTAGCACCTAGACCACCTACAGTTGTAGGATCCCACTCGGAAGGCACGTAGTTAATCGTGAGTTCGAGGTTAGGAGCGTCAGCTTGACCTTGAATCTGTTGTGATGTTGATGAACCATAAACAGGAACGTTAACAATGTTAGCGGGAGTACCAATTTGTGGGAACTCACGTACGTTCTTAATCTCCTTGAATGCTGTGTCATCAGCGAATAATGCTACTAATTCTGCTAGCGTATCAGCAGAAGTAATATTTGTGATAGCGGTAGTATTAACTGCGAGAGCAGAAAAGATACCAGCGCCAATTGAGGTAATGTGTGCCATGTTATTTAATCTCCATAAGCTTTAAAATTTATTGAATAATCACCACGATAAAGAGATTTATCTGCGGGATCAAGGCCAAGCTTCATTAAAGAGCTTGTACCAAATTGGGTTCCATTTGCCAAAGTCTTTCCTTGGAAAAATGAGTCTATTGAATCAGCAATATTGAACAGTTCAGTATCACCGTTTCCTGCTTTAACAAAGATCGAAAGAATTAGCATTCCAGAGAATTTCTTCTTAAGACCATGAGCATCAACTGTTGAATTACCAGGCAATATAGATACTCTAATAAATGAAGTAGAACTATCAATAGCTCCACTGTAATTATCAGGGTATGTCTTATATGTAGTAGCAATCCAAGGTGTTGAAGCAAATACTCCATAGATGTCGGCTCTTAGTTTATTATACATGTTAGACTCCCGCTAAAGAGAGTACAACAATGAACTCATCTTTTGAAATAATATTACAACCGTATTGAACGGAATTAATTGTTACCCTAGAGTAACGACTAAAATTAATTGTATTATCATTCTTAATTGTAAGAGATGTTGTTGTCACAGGTATTCCAGCTTCATAAGTTTTAGATGTACTTAAAAAACCAAAGGTTGTATAAGTCTCATCTGTCTTAATTATTGAGCCAGAGCTAAAGCTAAATCCACTAACGATTTTATTGTCAAAAGTAACAGATACAGATAGATCTTTTAATTTTTCAAAGGCAGTATCTACGGATCCTTGTACTTTTGATTTGAGAGACATTTAATTTGCCCTCCACCATTGAGTAGAACCTTGATTTACTAAGAGTGGTTTTAGGTATTTTCTGACAAGATTAGGAACTACTGGAGTTCTAGTCGTGTCATTATTACTATCTTTCAATGTAATTGTACCGATAGAAATTTCTTCAAAGTTTTGAGATTTATTATCTAACAAATTTTCATTAGACAACAAATGATAAGCCATCTCCAAAACAGCTTGTTTCATTCTTTTAGGAATTTCAGATTCACTATAAGTAATACTCTGTCCTAATCTAGGATCAAAAGTTGAGGCCCCTTTACGAGGCCAAGCAAGACTCTGTGTGGAACTGACAGCAACACCAATAAATTGATTTTCATCAAGTAAAAGAGTTGCGGTCACTAATGCTGACTCCTGATCGTCATCCTGAGCATTTAACCATGCACCCGCATCAATGCGAGTATCAAAGTATGCATCAGCTTCGACCATAGTTACATATGTGTTTGTACCTAGGACTAGTGCCATCAGTTCCTCCTAATGGATTAAGCGTGGAGAATAGGCAGAATACCCAAGTTCAATGCGCTCATTTTACGTGCCCATGAACCAGCAGTAGCATAGTTAGCGTTGCTAGCAAAGGCATTGGTAGCGCCAGCCCAGTCGTAACCCATTGGGTGCACAACGAAACCATAACGATACCAGATAGCGGTAGAACCACCACCAGTGTAAGAGGCAGCTGAACGATCAACTTCAACAGGTGTAGGAACAGCAATGTTTGTAAAGCTGATAGCACCTGGCTTGCAGATGAATGTAGTCTTTGTAGAACGGTCATTCACGTTAGCAGAAGCAGACAAATCACCCTGAGCAACACGGCTCAAGATCAAACGGAATTTACCACCGAACACGGTTTGGAATGTCAAGTTACCGTCGGTAACAGTTGTAACATCAACCAAGTTAGCGGCACGGAGTTCAGCCAACACTTCTGGTGAAGTGATCATGTACATGAAGTCTGGCTCATAGTCTTTGAATGCCATACCCAGAGCTTGGAACAAACGCTGACCACGAGCAGCACCAATAGCTGTAGCATCAAACAACTTACGCTGATCAGATGCAGAGGTAGCTGCAGCACCAAAAGTACCAGCAGCATTAATATCTACGAAGTTACCAGTTGTAGCACCATCAGCATCGGTGTCATAACCAACGATACCAGCACCACGAGCTACTTCGTATGCAGCTACACCCTTGAGGGTAGCAACAACGGCATCAGACTCATCTTGGCTACGAACTTCAGAGAAATCACGAGCAATTTTAGAGAGACCATCTTGTTGTGAAACAACTTGTTGGAGGTTAACTTGCTCAGAACCGAAGGTACGGACTGTCTTAATGTAGTCAGCAATTTCGGTAGACACATCAGTGTAAGTACCTGCATTGGCGACAGAGAGGCTAGCAACGTTAATGTTAGCTGCCAAAGGCTTGTACCAGCGCATTTGACCAATGAAGCTCTCGCCTGTTGGGTCAATACGGGCATCAGTACCAACGATACCAGTGCTGTTAAGCTTCTTGGCAGTTGTGTACATTTCGTCAGCATATGCAGAAATAGCAATAGCTACGTTTTGGAACATTGTATGATTAATCATTTAAAAATCTCCTGTGATTTTAAAAGGTGAAGCTACCAAGCTTTCCACCTGCAGCAAGTGCTAACACTTCTTCAGTGGTCATTTCAGTAATCTTCTTGTTGGGATCGAGTTTGGGAGTACCGTTCATATTGTTACTACCACCCCCTGAATTAGATTTAGGTTTAAATAGGAAGGAATTATCTTCATTCTTCACATATTGTCCTACAAAATCTTTGATTGATACACCTGATTTATGAATCCATGCACCAGTCTCTGGATCTTGGATGAGTTGATCGATAATATCACGATAAGCCATTTGACTAGATCGGTCATTACGGAAATCAAGGTTAGTTAATGCATTACGAACTGCACCATCTCTAGTGAGTTCAGTTACTTTGCTTTCGGCCAACGCAAGCTTCTCAGTGAGTTCTGCGAGCTTCATCTCGGCAACTTCTTTATGCTTACCTTCGTCCTCTAAAGACTTCATCTTACGTTGTTTAGCTTCATCTTCTAAACGAACACGCTCCCTTACGGCAGCATCACGCTCTTGGTATGCTTTATCTAAACTTTGTTTGACTTTAGCAAGACGCTCTTCAACCAAACGATTGATCATGTCTTCTGTCTCTTTATTACTAGCACCGCCTCCACCAGTATCAACCTGATCGGCTTGAAACTCTGGGTTAGGTGTGGTACCATCATCGAGGAACTCTTTGTTTCCGAACTTATCTACTTTCATCTTTG